GGTGTACTCCCGCCTGAACTAGGCGGGAGGACGCTCCAGTCGTTGTACCGAAAGGTATCGACGGCTCGGTATCGAGCCCCTGGAGGAGTACTAGCGTGAGATCAGAAACACAGGAATGGGAAATCTACCCGTGCTGGCACGGGAAGCCTCCGAAAACCAGTGGCCCAACTGTCGTTGACAGTAAGGGTAACATTGATGTTTCGGCCATCCCATGTGAGACTGAATCAAACGCTGGTGTGACGAAAGGGAACCATGTAGATGCCCTTCCGTACTGGTCGGATCGTCTACTCGTCACGGTTGAGCCACGCGTACGTAACATCTCGTACGGTGTGGCTGTTACTCGTATGCCTGTCCCGCCGCCCGAGAATACCTGTATTCCGGATGGCGATCCAGGCGGATCGAAGACAATCGTGCGCAACAAGTACTCCATCGACCCGTTCGAGTGGGCTGCGGCTCCGACGTTCGACCTGCCCGAGGTTTCTCCAGCTGAGCTGGAATTCCTCCGCGGTATGGCCGATACGCGTGCTCTAGCCTCCTTGAATAAAGCGATGGTCAACCTTCCGATGCTATTCAAAGAACGTCGTGAGACGCTCAAGATGGCCGCAGGAAAGGTTGGTGTACTTGCGGATGCAGCTCGTAGCATCCAACAACGGGACTTCTCTCGCTACCGCAAGGTAGCGAAGAGGGACCGTCGCCGTGTCGCCCGCGACATAGCAAATGAGCATCTAGAGTTCATCTTCGGATGGCTCCCGCTCATTGCTGAAGTCGAAGGTGCGATGGATTACATTGCGCAAGAGCGCTTTGAATTCATCAAAGGGAGAGGGTCGCATGTAATCACACGCGATCAGAAGGTTCATGTTTCCGCGCCGGTCCTAGGACTGGACGGCTGGTATGGATACAATCGTGAAGTGGCGCGTGCCGAACTCAATGGCATACGACACGAACTGATTGGTATGCGTACCAACCTTCGGATGGATATCACTTCGGCAATCGCCGGTGATGCCCGTCAGCTTGGTTTCGAACCTATCTCTACTCTCTACGACATGGTGCCATTGAGCTTCGTATCAGGTTGGGTGACTAACTTCGATGCGTACGTTCGTACGATAGCTCCGCTAGTCGGGTTGTCGTTTCGTACGGGCTCGCGGAATCTGCGTAAGCAGGTCGTCCTCGATGTTGCAGGACGCGTGCTTGAGCAGAATCCGCCTACCTACCCTGCGCCGTGGAAAGCGTGGGTTGAGGAGCGCGACCGTTCGGTCTCTCTCCTCACGGGTAACCGTACTCGTGATGAGCGCTCGTTAGTTCTGGAACTTCCGAAGGCATCCCTTCATTGGGATGTTGACGTCGGTTTCAATGAAGTAACGGCTGCCATCTCCCTCCTTATACAGCGAAAGCTGAAACCGCTGCAGCGTGCCATCGGCATCAAGCAGTTTCGCTACAGAGGCCCCAAGCCAAAGTGGCTACAAGAGATACGGTATAGAAAACCGTAAGGAGATATAATGTCTCGCACCATCGTTCTTTCGGTTGGCGGCACCAGCCGCACTCTCACCCTGGACTCGATTTCGAGTAACGGAACTGCTACCTTTACCGAGAAGGCTGGCCCTCTGGTCGGTCGTCTGCAGCTGCAATCGCGCATTCGCCCGAATGCAGCCGGTACCGTACTCCGTGCATCGCTCAAACTGAGCGAATCCCAGGTGAGTTCCGACACCGCCATTACCGGCGACGGTCTCCCGAAGGTGCAGTACGTGCAGGTCTGGTCTCACGACATTTCCGTCGTCGTGGCCAGTAGCGTTGAAAAGCGTACCAGTCTGGCTGACCTCACCGCTGCACTCGTTGCAACGGCCGAAGTCCGCAACATGGTCATCAATGGCGCCGATCCGGCGATCTGAGAGACCAGGTACTTCAACGAAATCGCCATTCACTGTGGCGTAACCCTGCTACTTGGAGTTATTGCTTATGCATACTCTTACTGCTCAAGTAACATCGGCTTTATTGCAAGACTTGGGTTTGGAATCGCTCCCTAAGGAGTTTCCTGATCGGGATTCCGAGTTCCCGGCTCGATACCTTGCGTACAATTTCGTACGTAAGCTCGAGCCGTTCTCTCGTAAGACCGATGTCCCGGTTGCAGTCCTGCGTAATTCTCTGACAACCTTTATGGAAGCAGAGTACAGGTGCCGTGTTGTGAACCATCATGGTCGTATGTATTCCGCTTTGCGTGAGGAAGACCGATCTTATTTCACAGAGGCATTCCGCCTCGCTAAGATCTGGATCAACCAAACAATGAGCGGGTACTGGCCGCGATGGGAGAACGCACGCTATACTGGCGGCGCCAGTCGGAACTGTTCGCGCGATAGATCGCTTCCAGCTTTAAAGTGGAGCGGCTATGCCGAACGTTCTAACTTGAGCACAACAAGACCAGCCCTTGCTGTCGTTAACGACTACATCAAGCCCGAGTTCAGTCCAAGTGACTGGCGAGAGCGTGACGTAGATATCGTCGATGACAGCCGATTCGACTTCGTTGCTAAAACCGCAAAAGCTGTACGGTTTATGGCAATGGAACCCGAATACAATATGCTCGCGCAGAAGTGCGTTGGCGATTGTATTAGGGCGGCACTGAACGCGCAAGGTATCAACCTTGACGATCAGCGGCCGAATCAGGAGCTTGCGTATCTCGGGTCGATATTCAGAACCCGAGCAACTCTTGATCAGTCGAGCGCATCAGATTGCATCGCTCTCTTCCTTCTGCGCCTCCTCCCGGAGCGCGTGAGGGATTGGGTGCTTGCATGCAGGACACCAGCAACTTCCGTTGCTGGCTCGAGACTTGTGCTCGAGAAGGTAGCTACGATGGGCAATGGGTTCATCTTTGAACTCCAAAGCCTTATCTTCGCAGCCTTTGCCCATGCATGTACGCAGCTTTCTGGTGGAAGGGAATGCGACATAGCCGTGTACGGCGATGATATCATCGTCTCCACGCCAGTTGCTCGCCCGCTTATGGATACGCTGGAATACTACGGTCTCATCCCGAATATGGAGAAATCCTATTGGGATGAGGACGAGCCGTTCCGCGAATCCTGTGGTAAGCACTGGTTTGCTGGTCGCGACGTGACGCCCTTCTATGTCAAGGAACCGCTTGGTCCACTTCGCACACTGTTCAGGGCCTACAATGGCCTGAAAGAGTGGACGATGCGAACCGGTATTCCTCTTAATCGGACTCTCGCTACAATCCTTGCAGCGATTCCGAAGAAGGACCGTGTCATTGTCCCACCATCGTTTTCAATCGATTGTGGGCTCCACACTCCAGTGTCGGGTTGCACGTTTCCAAAACGTGTAATCCGTCACGGCGACATTAGGTACTCATTCAAGTGCCTGGTCGATACGAGTGAGGATGTGACCGCTAGGTTAGATGATGAGGTAAAGCTTCGCTATTGGCTCTTCGAGCCGCCAGCGGAACTATTGCCCCGTCATTTGTACCCGGCGTCTCCCCTTGCGGGTTATCCCCGTGAGGAGAAGCGGTACGTTCGCGGTCTGAGCGGTGAGAGCCGCCCAGAGGTCTGGGCACGCCGTGAGGCGGGCCCCGGCGATGCCCCGTAGAGGGTAGCCGGAAACGGTAGGTTAACTAACCATTAACCTGGTCTTCGGACCCGTTGGCTGCTTGCTCAGCAGCCATCGACC